TACCAAAGGGATTATCTTCTGAGAAATCTAACACTTTATCCGCTTCAGTTTGGAGGGTGTCATTTTGTGCATAAGGAGTAACCAGATCATCCACAATCTGTTTTCTCAGAACATAAATGGCACCAGATTCCTCACCATACAGGAGTTCTCCATCTGTGAAATCACCACCCACAATGGAAACTGTGAGTGTGGAAGTGGCTGCTGTCCATGTCTTCACATAAGCAGTGATGCCTGAGGTTTGACCCGTAACAACTTCATTGAAGACATAGGTTCCAATACCAATTGTCTCGCCAATTCCAGTTGGAGCATCAAAGGTGATTGTTGGGGGATCTTCATATCCACATCCAGCATTAGTGATGTAGGCAACAGTAACAATACCCAGAGCATTGATCTCACCATAACCAACGGCAGAGGTAACTCCAGCTGGCTGCAGGAAGTGCATAACTGGATTAGTTGTGTAACCAGATCCACCACTGGTGATAGTAACAATTCCAACACTTCCAGTTGTGCAGATTCCTGCTGTTGCAGCAGCACCTGTTCCTCCACCACCCCGAATTGTGATCCAAGGTGGTTCAGTGTAACCACAACCAGGATTGGTGAGATTGATGTAAGCAACTTTCCCACCATACTCACCATTACAGTTGGTGTAAATGTTCGTGAGAGATGCAACACCAACAGCAGTTGTTCCTCCATCTGGTGCAGAGGAGAAACCAATAACTGGTTGTGCCTCATAACTACCACCCATGTTGGTGATGTAAATCTGATTAACTGCACCAGAAGGACAAACAGTTGTCACAGCAGTTGCTGTCGATCCAAGACCAACCATTCTCAGAGTCTGAATATAACCAATCTCTTCAAGTTCATTATCAATCTCATAGACGTTGGTGTCAATGACCTCATCCTCATAACGGAAGAGTTCACATCTTAGTTCATAAACATAATTCTCTCTCAGCATGTAGAAGGGTTGTTCGTGCTCTACATACTTGATTTCAAACAGTCGATCTCCCAGTGGGAAATAAATTAGATCACCTTCTCTGGGTCTCGTTGAGAGTTCCATAGCAGGCTGATTCTTGATCAAAGGAGCAATATAATTCTCCCATCTTTCTTTGGAGATGGTGATTGTTAGATCATCCTTTTCCTCAATGCCAAACTTAGTCAGAAGAGTTTGCTGTCCACCAAAACCATCATATGTGTTAATATATGCTTCCAATGGATAAGCATTGTTGAACTCTGATTGAATTACCTCAACAATGTCAGTTCTCAGAAACTGTCTTGGCAGGTAATGAACATCCACGCCATACATCTTGATCTGCTCATTGATGAGATCCTGGAGCAGACCTTGTTCTGTTTGTGACCCATTTAGAAAGAAGGGATTAAGTGCCATTACTTATTCCTCAACCAATAAGATCCATTGGTGGCAGTTCATAATAAGAGGACATTTCCTCACGAATCTTGTTGACCTCTTCTACTCCATCTTCATAAATCTCTCTTCCGTTGAATTCAATTCCACCAGGAAGTTTGACACCTTGGAACTTGATGAGGTTCTGTCCCCATTGTTTCTTCACCAGAGCAGTTGTGTAACGCTTCAGGAATGAATCATTCCAAACTCTGGAATAATCTGTTCCATCCATTGCCACATGGCAATCAAGAACAATGAAGTCACCAGCTTGAATAGTGTCCCAGTCAACGTCCAGATAAAGTCTGTCTTGTCTCTGATTAAAACGAATTTGCTTGTGTGTATTCAGAAGGAAGTTGAGTGTCTCAAGGTAAGTCATTGACATTGAATAGGACAACAGGTCAGTTTGTCCCCAATTATAAACGTCGTTCAGGAACAACTGATACTTGAAACTAAACAAATTTTGGGTGTTGATGCCCTGAGCATCATCCCACTGGAAAACCTTGTCCACACCAATAACATTAGGTGGAACTTGAAGATAATTGCTGTTTTCGTAATAAGTGAATGTGGTGGCAGTTCCAACAATGTTTGTTGTTGCTGAAGTGCTTGCAATGCCAGCTGTGCCAGCACCAGTTGCTGGAGCGCCAGGTGGTCTTGCTTTACCACGATCGACATCATCTTGAGTAACCTGATACTTCAGGTAGTTACGATAAACACCATCAAAGTGTCTTTCTTGGAAATATTGAATGGCATCATCAATCAGGTCCTCAACCTGCTCATCAGCAACGTTGATTTCCAGAACAGGAGCGCCCAACTGCCTCAGCACATAGTTCTTAAATTCTGTTCTACTGGAAGGCTGCGCCATCTATTCAGTCCCTCTTTATAAGGTATTTAGAAGATTATCTCAACAGGTTCTTCAACAAGACCTTGATATCGTCCAAATCATGCTTCAGATCATCCATACTTCTTTCCATATGGGAGAGTCTTTCTTGATCTTTAGAAAGTCTCTCCCTGTTGTTCACATACATCTTGAAGTCATTATTGTTCTTATTCACAATAGCGTTTGTTTCGCTATCACGAAAGAACCCATCTTGTCCTTTGATTGGAATCAGAGTCATTATGCGAAGGAGATAACACGAAGGTTTTTGATCTGTGGAACAACTGCTCCATTGGTTGAGGATCCAACAATCTTGATTCTGTAAGATGAATAAGGATCAAGATTCTCAGAAGTGAACTTATACTCACTGAAGTATTCAGGAGTTGGTTCTGCCAGAACTGTGTCTCTTGTGGGAACCCGTTGATCGGGTCTTCCATCATTGTTGGTGTTACTGATTGTGGCACCTGTTGGGTCAATGTTGTTATAACCTGGGAAAGGAATAAACACAGTCTCTCTCAGTGGGAGATCCTGATTCAGTGCGAAGAACACACGAATGTCACAAGCCTCTTGAACGTAAGCATCCAGAAGAACTTGAAGTGAGGTTGCAGGATTCTCAAGAACAACATTCTTAGTCACATAGATGAATCTGTTTGGATCATCCTGGAACGAATTGACTCTAAAGTCAGTTGCGTAATTGGTGACTGGTGCGTTTGTTCTGTTGTTAACAAATACACATGATGCGTTGTCCAGATCAATCGCAGGTGACAGTCTGCTATCAATGCTCAGGAGACTCATGTTGAAGGACAGTGACTTGTTACCTGGGAACAAACCACTTGGTGAGAGATAAGTGGATTCGTTGATTCCAGAACCAATAACTCTTTCAGATTCAAAGTAGTTGTTCTGATAAAGAGCAACCTGTTGATAACCCTTATCTGTCCAGGATGCCTCAGTTCCATTGACACTTGTGCCACTGACTGTTCTGACATTTGCTGTCACATTAGTTCCAGTTGGTGTCAGAGTCAGGATTCTTGGAATCATCAGAGAGTAAGGAAGATTGTAAGTTCCCTTTGCTTTGGTTCCAGCATTAGTCTCTGTGTTATTGAAGTAAAGTGCTCCAAATGCTCCAGATCCAGTTCTGTCAGTTCCATTCTCATCCATCTGAACTCTGATGTAATAAGAGTCCAAAGTAATTGGATTATCAATGGTTACATCTGCCAGGTTATGAGTGGTGTTAATTCTTCTCAGTGAAACACCATTCAGTTCATACTTGTAAACCAAGTCATTCACTGCGTGTGAGGAAACAATAGTGTTATCAATTCCTCTGGTAATACCAGTCAGTGTTGCTCCGTCAAATCCAGTGTAAGAAATGACCTCATTTCCAATTCTTACATAACCAGGGTTGGTTGCTCCAACAGCAACATTCTCGAACGAAGTGTAATTGGTTGTGGAACCAATGGAGATGGAACCAGTTGCTGTATTTGGATAATCAGCAGCAACAGTAGTTGTTGGGACATCAGTTGTAACATCCTTCAGAGTTACACGGTTGACCTCAGAGTACATACCATGGTTCTTCTGGAAGATCTGCATGTGCAGACCATCAAAGTTAACTCTGATAGGTGTTTGTGGAACAACACTTCCACCAACAGAGTAATTCATCTCTGTGGTAACACCTGAAGAGTTCACATAGTAAAGTTCGTCAGTTGCTCCAGTTGCAAAGTTGCCTTGAACATCATCAATGATCAGTTCGTTGTTACCATAAATGGTTCCAACTGACAATCTCATTCCTTCACCAAGATTATTGTTACCAATATCAATTGGAGTAACAACATCACCAATGGCATAACCTTTGCCACCACCCGATGTGGAAACAGTCGCTGCAATTGCTACACCATCGTTCACTGCAATCTCAGCAGTTCCATCAATTCCATTTCCAGTGATGCTGGTAACAGCAACACCAGAGAAGACATAATAACCAGAGGATGGTGTGTAACCAACACCAGCATTCGTGATTGTGAGGTCACCAGTCATAGAACCAGCAAACCCTGTCAGAGTTCCAGTTGCTCCAGTGGAGTTTTGGATGACTGTTTGACCAACAACCAAACCAGTGTCCTGAACAGTGGTTCCAATACCAATGCTGAGGTTTCTGGAATTCATGAAGATGGAATTAGTTCCAAGCTTCTCCAGATTTTGTGGAAGACCTGGGTTATAAAGTGTGCAAGAACCAGAAGTTCCAAACTCTGCTCTGTAGAGAGTGAACTTGAGGTCTTCATACTGTGAAGGTGTCCAAACTGATGCGTTCTGTGATTTGAACAGTGAACCCAAAAGTGGTTGTGCAGAAACCAGAACCTGACCCGCTTCTTGACCAGCAGTTTCGACTGTGGGTTCACCAAGTCTGGAGATCCAAACTCGGTATTCTGTTGACTTAGACAGAAGACAGAAAGCATATTCTGTTTGTGGTTCCAGATAAACAGGAGAATCAAAAGTGAAGGTTGTTGGAACAGTTCCATCTTCAGACAGGTTAATCTGGTCTGGTTCCAAGGTGATCTCAGAATAAGCAAGAACCTTTGTTGTTGGGGTTCCCAGATCAACTTCACGAAGTTGACAGAAGACAGGAATATTTTCGTCCTTCAGGTGGAAGAAGACATCGATCTTAGTAACGAAGACACCGCTGTCGTCATGGATCATGAAAGTCTGTGCCAGGGGGTCAACTCCTGGTGGTGGTGGAGGTGGTGGAGGTGGTGGGAAACTAATGGATGCAGAAGCACTGGAGGAAGAACTGTCACCAATGGTTCTCTCTTCAAAGAACTCTTCAGTTACAACATCAGCATTCTTCAGTGAGAGTGTGACCTCTTGGGTGTTATCCATGTCACCCTGAGAGTAGAACATCTCTTCTGCTGCAGAAGTGAC